CCCCACTTGCCCCCACCTTCTACTTGCGACATAGACAAAGGTTGAGGTAGGTTTTCATATTCGTGTCCTTTAGGATATGTTCTACGCATTGCTTCCGTTACACCGTGAGCATTTAGAAAAACTGTAACATTTCTTTTTTTAGCAAACAATCTAAACTCACTTGCTATTTGGTAGTCGTATTCGTGTCCACCTAAGTTACGCATTAATTGTTTGTCCTTTGCTAAACTATTATAAGGGTCAATCATTAAGGCATCATAGTTCCAAGCATCTTTTATGGCGTTTGCCTCTGATAATAACTCTTTATATGTAACTAAATTTTCTACATCTATTAATTTAAAATAAACATCACACCATTTAATCGCTTCTGCAATTAACGATTCCGAAGCGGTGTGTATTGGTTTGCCCATTTTAAATTCTATAATCTTTCTAACAATACTTTGGCTTGTATTCTCGCTTGACCATATCAAGAACTTTAAATTGTGTTTTATTGCCCACACCGTAAACAAATATGTTAAGACAGTTGTTTTACCTACATTTGCGTGTCCTATAAGTAAATTGAAGTTCCCGTGCTTAAATCGCACGTATTCGTCTATTTCAGGTATGTCCATCTTCAAACCCTCCTTTACCCTTCCATACTTTATGTCTAATATTTTCTCTTGAATGTTTTTGGCTTGTGCAATCATTGTTTGTTTCTTATTGTTTCTAAACCGTATTTTATTTTTTCTTTCTTTGTGTTTCTTACAATTGGTTCTACATAATATCCCATAATAGGATTTACTTTGTAATTCCAAAAATCTCTAGGCATTTCTGCATCTTGTTTTAGTTCCTTTGGTCGCATAAAAAAAGGGGGTTGTTACACCCCCGATTAAATTAAAATGGTAAATCTACTTCTCTTGCTTCGTTTTGTACTGCATTAGTAACTTCGTTACGTTCCGCTACTGTTATCGGCTCATCCCCTAACCATCTTACTGCTGCATTACCTAAAGTGATTGAAGGTGTTTTAGCTTCTCTTTCTTCTTTAGATAAAGTTTGCGTTACCCAAACATTATTACCGTAGCTTGATTGATTTTGAACCATAGCAGTAAAGTTTAAATATTGCTTTCCGTTTTTACCTTTTATTAATTTTGTTTTGTCAATTGAAGTAAGGTCGATACTTCCTGAAATAATTGCTGTTGTCTTTTTTTCCATTGTATTTTAAATTTATAATTATTGTAGTTTCCTATGTAATATACACTTTTTATTTTACAGTTTTGAAAGTTCATCTTGAATCTTTTTTGAGACTTTATATTTAGCCTTTATGCTTTCAATAGAACCACCACCTTGTAAATACTCTATTGCTTTTGAATATTCAGGTGTGTTAGCGTTTAGCCATTTCTTTTCTACTTCCGAGACTCTGCCACTAGCAGCGTTTCCATCATCATCTTCTGCTTGTAGTCCTAATAAAGAAGCTAATGTATAACGTCTAAAATAAGTAATACAAGAACCTAGTTTTTGTGGGTCTGATATTTGAGGAAGTTGTAAATTAGAAATAACCGACTGTTCGGTGTCAATACAAGTTATCTTTGTTTCTACACTGTCTCCTAAAACGGGTTGTGTTAAAAGTAACTTGTGCTTCTTTAATAAAGGTTGTAGTTGTTTAATTAAAGAATTAATGTCAAAATACTTTGACTTGTAAAAAGGGTTATTAGCATCCTTACTAATTGCCCCAATTTCTTGCTGTAAGTTAAACAGCTTTTGATTAAGTGATAATTGTTTGCTCATAATTATATTATTAAATTTTAATAAAGTTACAGTTTTTTTTTATAATATAACAAAAAAAGGGTAGAAAATTAATTCCACCCTTTCATCCAATTAAAACAAACAATAAGAATTTAGGAAAGTTTTTTAAGTAAAGATGAGTAAGTCTCTATCATCTCCTGCAATTCTACATTAGTAAATTTAGTAATCTTTTTACTTTTTTGATACAATTCATCAGACAAGTTATTACCAAGATATAAACTATATTTGTATTGTTCTCCTGCCCTATAAACATTACAAGCTACGCATTGTGGTTTTACATTTCTTTCATCCCATCTCACTGAATAATGTTTCCGAGATATAAAGTGTCCTGCTTGTATGCCTCCTGTTTTCCAATGTCCTTGTTTTCCACAAGTAACACAAGTACACATTCCTCTACTATCCGCATTGCTTAATCTTATATACTGACTAAATACTACATCAAGTTTTTTAACTAATTTACTTCTAGTAGGTTTCTTTGATGTTTTAGGCATTGTTTTTTTTTTAATCATCTAAAGCACGTAAAAGTAACTCGCCATCTGATTCATTAAATCCTTTTATTTGCTTATATATGTATTTAGAATTTTTTTTTACTTCTTGTTTTTGTGTTTTATTAGTATCTGTTCCTAACATCATATACTGTTCACAATCCATTTTTAGTAAAGCATCTGTCCTTTCTTTAATGCTTAAATTAAAGTCTTTTGCTATTTTTTCTGCAAGTTGTTTTATATCATTCATATATTAAATATATATATTATTAGCCTCCACCCACCAAAGTTCGTACTTTTTTTTTAAATAGTCAATAAAAAAAGGTTGTCAGTTATTAACCAATCAACCTCTTAAAATATCTCTTGAAGTATTTTCTTCTCATCTATGTTTGTTGTTACCCATTATCTTTTCCGCACCTCTTGAACCAAAGTAACCCAAGAAAACAATAGTTAATAACTCCTTTACTACATCTAGTTCATCTATCTGTAAAAACCAACCTATTACAAAGCTAGCAGTTAGTGTAACTAAAGTTAGCGGTCTTACGTTTGCTGCTAACCAAGATTGACTCTGACTATCTGCTACCCATCTTTTTGTAATACCATCGAACTCGTGTATCTCTTGGTCTAGCTTTTTAAGTGCAATTTGTTTATCAGCATCTGACATTTCACTACCACCAATAAGGGTACGTACGACATTACCAACAGGGGTATCATTGGCAATACTGCCAACAACTGAAGGAATCTTAGAAAGTAAAAACTGACCAACCTTTGTATCTTTAAATTTCTTTTTTTCGCTCATTTTCTTTGTGCTTTAACCAAAGTAACTGCGCATCTGTATTTGTTATTAAGTCTTGTTGTAGCATAAAATATATACTATTATATACTTCTCTACAACTACTTGACTCGTCTAATTTTGGATTCGCCATAACGGTCATCGTGGTCAGGCAAATCAGTGTTATTAATATTCTCATATCGTTTGTGTGTTTGTGCCATAATAATAGCGTTAGTTAGATTGTCGATACTTTTGCGTATCTCTTTTAATTCGTTTCTAAGTCCGTTAGACTTAATGCTTATTGAATTTTTGCTCATTTCTTTTTAGCGGGTTTATTTCTACCTTGCTTCTGTGCCCTAGTACAATGACTATATTTTCCTCTTCTGTTTAGTGCTTTACCCATAACGTACTTCCTGCTGTATTAGTAGACCCAAAAAACGTCTTGTGATTTATCAGGGTCATTATCTGCGTGGATAAAGGTTTTAGCAATTCCAATTCTACGGAATCCTGCCTTAATAAGGGCATTGAGTACTGTGGCTCTTTGGTGTGAACTTGTAACGGAAATGTCAACGGCATATCCATACAAGTGGCTGCTACCTGTTTTTCCTCCAACGTAGGCATTATGACTTTTTGTTCTGAAGCCACTAGTGATTTTAAATGGAATCCCTGCAATTGAACGTGCATCATCGAGCATCTGTAAAGTAGAAGACTGCATATAGCGACCACTACCAACTTCATCGGGGCTGTCAAATTCTGATATATCAAAGTGTAACATTTTTATTTTTTTAAAATTGCTCTAAACGCTTCACTACCTGCACTAATTATTTCTTTTTGTAAAGCTATCATTTGTGCTTCGTAAGCATCTTTTTGTTGTACTAATGTATCAATATGTTTTTGCTGACTTTCTACTTTTGTTTTTAAGTCGTTAACTTCATCAGGATTTCGACCTATGATAGCATAGATTACAACAGATAAACTACCAACTATCATACCTACAATAGATACAATAATATCTTTGTTTTCTTTAGGTATAGAATTATTAGCTAAATATAGTAACAAAAGTATTACTAACACAAAAATACCTGCTGCTCCTGAATAATGTATTAAGTCTTTCTTTTTCATTTGATTTGTTTGTAGATTTTAGTTAAGGTATAGATTATGGTTAATATTAAAACGACTGTTTGTAGTTGCGTATTTATATTAGGCAAACTACTAAATATTACTGCTGATATGTTCAATATATATATTCTTAAATCTTGTATCATTACAATCCGTATGTATCTTTTTCCGCGTTGAAAAGTGCTAAGACTTCTGTGCTTGTTAAGGTGTTATCATATAATTTAACTTGTCCTATTCTACCGTTATGCCAATGAGTCGAGGCAGGAAGGTACTGTCTTAACTTAGCTACATAAGTATAAATAGTTCCTGAATACGAAGGGTAATCTATCCAACTTGCAGAAGTTGCGCTACCCGATAAAGATGACGTTACCGTTAGTTCTACTCCATTAACATAAATCTTAGGTGTATTTCCGTCACCACCTGTTACACAAATGTGCTTCCAAGTATTAGCAACGCCCGTCAAAGGGGCAGTGTGTGTAAATGAATTGGAAGAACTGCCATCTCTTGATGTAACGTAAACTTTGTTTTGGTCTCCTAACCAGCCTATGTAGAAATAATCGTTTATGTTATTACTAGCAGAAACACTATAAATAAATCCTCTTGCAGTAGTTGAAGATAAAGTAATAAACCCACTAATGGTTTTTATGTTATTTGTATCTCCCAATAAAGTATTAGTTGTAGATAATAACATCGAATCATTACTACCATCAAAACTCCAATAATTAGGTGTTGTTGAAGGACTAAAAGTAGCACCGTTATTAGTTGCGTTATTCCCATTAGGATAGCTAGGCTTAGTAAAGTTATAATTTTGTATTACTTGGTCTTGGGTTAGGGCTGTTGAATAAATCCGAAATTGCCCTACCTGTCCGTTTAACCATTTAGGTCCTGCGGTAGAACTTCCTCGTCGGTCATTGCCAATAGTCCCATAAAGAGGACTAGAAAAACCACTAAAACTTTGACTTACGATAGCATCTAGTTTGCCATTGATATACATTTTAATTTGAGAAGATGTTAATGACACCGCAATATGTGTCCATTTATTGGTAACTAAATCTGTGTTTCCTCTTGATATTGTTATGTGCGGAGCACTACCAAACACCATAAGTTTATTATTAGTATTTGATTTTGATATACCTATAAAATTAGCATTATTTGAAGTAAAATCGTGTAAATATAAGTGCCTAGATTCTGACAAATCATCTAATCTAATCCAATATTCAAAAGTGCAATTATCAAAAGTTGCCGCAGGTATAGTATTACCACTATTTAAACGAACATCATTACTAGAACCATTGAAATCAAACCAATCGCCTAATTCTTGGTCATAATCAGCACCGTTAATTGTAGCATCACTTCCCACATCGGCAGTCCAAGTAGTGCCACTTCCGCTATATGAGGTAGGGTCTAAATGTAACTCTAAATCAGTATCATCTATTAAATCAGTATAAATATAACCTCTTCCGTGTCGGTAGTTTTGTCCTACTTCTGATGCTGAAAGTGATTTAGAGTAGACTCTTACTTCGCCTATTTGACCGTCAAAGAAGTTGAATTGACCGTTAGCCTGTGAGCCTATATTTATATTTTGGCTTCCTCCATTATTAGGCGTAAAGGTAGAAGATATAGTAGCATCTAAACTTCCGTCTATGTAAAGTTTAACTTGTGATGAAGTTCTTGTTACGGCAACGTGAGTCCACCTATTCAACGTCAATGTGCTAGTTGATTCGTGAGAAGCGTTTGTTCCTGTCGCTCTTTCAAATAAACGAATTTTTCCGCTACTAATATAACTAAAATGAATGCTTCTAAGTGAGTCGGTAGTACCATACTTAGTTAGAATTGGGTTTGAGAGAGCGGTGGTGTCAGGATTTATCCAAGCCTCTATTGTGTAGTTTTTAGCTGAAAAGTCAACAGGCGTTGATGATGTGGACGGAACGGATATGTAATCATTACTATCAAAATCAAAGTAACCACCATTGTCTGCGCCAAATGTTGCTCCACTTATAGTTCCATCGTTACTATTACCACTAATGTCCGTCCAAGTAGTTCCGCTCCCACCATAAGAAGTAGAATCACTAGCGTTAAGGTGTAGTTCTAAATCATCGGCATTATCAGATAAAGGTATCGTTACATCGTGTTCTGATATATCGTACCAAACATCTCCATCACCGTCATAAGAGTCTACATCATTGGCATCTAAATGTAATACTAAATTTTGTTCTGCATCTTCTCTACCACCACCATTAACTGCGGCAGCTTCTTCAGTATCCATTAATCTGTCGTTGAATGGCATATATTATGCTTTTAGAAGTTAATATCAAACTTCAATATAGAAGCCTTTGTAGTGAGTGCGTTAATTTCCTGTTCTTTAGTTTCTACACTTGCTCTTATCGCATCTCTTTCGCTTTGTATGTCGCTAGGTATATCTATACCTTTTTCTGCTTTTCTTACCACCATCCAATCAGTAGGCTGTAATTTATCGTATGCTATTGACTTTAATTCAGCAATTCTAATTCCCTTTAATTCTGCAACAGTTTCAGATATTGTCTTAGACTTTATATCGTAAATAAAAACTTCTCTAGTAATCTCATTACCATCAACATCAGTGTCTGCATAAGCGTTGTCAAAATGTAGATTATAAGCCACTTGTGTTATAGGGTCGTAGTCAGGTACAATAACATCGAAGAATCCGTATTCCTCTAGCTTTTCTGTGGGTAAGTTTCTGCCACCACCTGCGATTATCTTAGAACCTGCTGTGAATTGTTGAGGTATTTGGCTGTACTTAATTATCTTCCCTTCTTCTATTCTTGCTTTCATATTATTGTGATATTGTTACAAAAAATGTGTTACTTGCTGTACATATTACTTGTACTACGTTTATTGCGCCTGCTGTCGCATCATAAGTGCCATTTAAAGTAGTTACAGTATTTGTGCTTGATTCAAATGTTAAACTTGAAGTTCCCCCTGAATCAGTTACCACTATCGTTTTAACGTCTCCTACTTGCTCATCTGTAAAGTTTAACTCTAAAGCATCTGAACTTGTAACAGTATATACAATACCATTATCAAAATCAATATCAACCGTTGAAGCTGTGGTTACAGCTGAAAGAGCAACATTTCCTATATATCTTAAATCTAGTTTACTATAACCTACTATATTATTTGATAATCTATCTTCTGTAACAAAGTTATTACCATAAACCTCATCGAAGTTATCGTTTAGTTTGTCAAATGCAGTTCTTAACGGGTCTCCTGTTCCGTCGTTTGCGGTTGTACCAATATTTACAGTTTGTTTTGCCATATTATTTTATTATTCAAAGCAGGTTGGTTGGCTATCTATGTGTAATGTGTCTTCATTACCTTGATTCCCCCACCAAGTACTGCAATATATTTCTGCCCAATTAATTGTATTTGCCATAATTATCCAAATAAGTTGTCTGCTAACCATCTAGTTGTACTCGCAAATATTCTTGTAGTACTAGCTAAAGGTGTTATTACTAAAAAGCGGTAAGCTATTCCCCAACTTATTTCATTGGTTGTACTACCAAAATAAGTAGTTTCATATATCTTACCATAACTCATATTAAAACAATACTTTTTTTGTCGTTTTGTTATTTATCTTGTTTAGATAATGATTTAGTTTTTTAACATTATCTTGTTTTGGTTTATACTTTCTTTTTAAAGAACCCATCCCTCAAAATTTGCGTCTTTATCAGGATATACATCCTCGTTATTATTAGAATTATATTCAGGGTATTTAGAATTATTAAAACTTAAATGTCTTATAAGCCTATCAGTGTAGTATTGTGCGGTATCTCTTTCTTTTTCCGTTAGATAATCTACTTCTTCTTTTGAGGGTGTTTCTGCATTTTCAGAAGTTCCTTTAAATATTCCCTTATTAGAAATAGAATAAGCAGCAAAAGGTAAATAAGAAACCATTGACCAATGAATCAAACAAGGTTTTATCCAATCATTAACCAAAGTAAGGTAATCTCCCGTTAGCGTGTCTGCAATTATCTTAGTCTGTATTGCTTCAAATAAATCTGTACCTAAATAGTTTTGTATATGAACATCTTGCGCAATCTTAACGTACTGAATAAATTTGTCAGTATCTACGTTACCATTCATTGCGGTAAACTTAACTATGTCTTTTCGTGTTACTAGTAGTGCTTCTGCCATTTCTTACTTATTTACAAATCCTTGATTCGGCATATCCTTTGGTCGCATTGCCACTTTCTTATCATTTACTTCAGGTTTAAACCCTTCTTTTTTTGCCTTGTTTACAGATATTTCTGATTTTGGGTTAGTCGCATCGGGTTTTACACCTTTTGCCATATACGTCTTACGCATCCAAAAATGATGACAACCTCCACCACCTTTATATAACCATATATCATAAGTATCAGCACCATTTAATCCCCAACCTGCATTTACCGCTCTTTCACTCATTTGCATTATATCTTCTTTGCGGTATATTTTTTTAGCAGCTACCATTTTTTTACAAAACTCTCTACTGTTTGCAGAAACTCTTAATGGCGCGTATTGGTATCTTACTTTAAATTTAAGTCCATCAGCTTCGCCATCTTGTTCACTCCCTGCATTCGGTCTTGCTGTTCCTGTACTCGGTCTTGCTGTTTCTGTACTCGCTAAACCTATCATTTTATCTAATGCTTCTTCTTGGTCATAGTCTACTTCTCTTTCATCAACTAACACCCATTCGTCTAAATCTTCTTCCTCTCCAAATTCATCTAGTAAATCAAACATCTTATCATCATCAAAGGATTCCTCCTTAGCTAATTTAACGCCTGTTTCTTCCTCTCTAGCCTCGTCTGTAATGGCATTAGTCGTTTCGATAAATTCAAGCGGTTGTAGAGTCTTAAAATACAGTTTTAAACTAATTTGATTTACTGCTAATATTTGCTCTATTGATTCAATTATTAAATCCTGATAAGGTTTAATTGTAATATTGTTAAACAACAAAGAAGCAGTTTTAATTTCATCAGCGTTATTACCTAAACCATTATTACCGTCTCTAATTCCTAAAAGTAAAGGTGATGTAACCCTATGTGCTACCATTAATTTAGTTGCACACTCACTAGACAAATATTCGTAATGTGCAGGTGCATCATTTAAAGGTATGTCATCAACAGTTGTTTTACTTTCTGCATTGTTGTTGAAAGCAATAATTACTTTTTCCCCTCTTGAACCCGTTAGCTTTTGCATTACATCGTTCTTAATGCTTAATTGCTTTTCTCTATCAGGTACACCGTTGTTAAAGTTGACTACTTTAGTTCCGCTAAATCCGTTTTGTACATCGTTAATTAAGTAGTCTGCTACTTCCGATTCCAATTCAGCATAAGCCAAACCACCTTGATAATCCACAGGGCAATAGTAATCATATCCTGAAACATATTTCTTTATGATTTTTATTTCAGGTTCTTTACCATTACCGTACCCAAATGCTGAAATCCTTTGCGGTTTGTCGTTAGATTTTATTTTAGACCAATCGTGGAAATAATAGTACGCCTCAATCTCCCCGTCATCATTGCATTTTTCAGCACGTAAAGTTTGGCGTGGAAAGTGTTCCGCTCTTACTACTTTAGAATCTTTATATAATACTTGAAAGGAAGCCTCTCCTAATAGTTTTAAATCTAAAGATACCTTTTTTAAACAATCATTGTGGAATATAGAACGTAAAGCAGCATACTCGTTTGTTTTAGTACTACTATCTAAGGCATCTAGTCCTTTTCCATAAATCATATTGCTAACACCGTTAATAATAGCGTTGTTAGTTGTAGAATTAGTATATAAGTTAATTAAATACCCATAATAGTTGTTATCACTACCGTAAGCAACCCAATCCTTTTTTTTATCCTCTTTAACTTGTGGTTTGTTGTAAGAAGATAAATTAACAACGTGAATGCTATCAACGTTTGCTTTTATTTTGTTGTTTCTTGCCATTATAATACTATAAATTCATTGTCTTGACTATGTTCTGTATAAGCACTATTGTTTATGCTATAAGAACTTACTGCTTGATTTGTGCAGAATATTTTATCTCTAAATATAAGTTCACTTCCTGCTTTAATTTCTAAGGTATATGTAGTGTCCTCTATAAGCGTAAAAGTGTCTGTATGTTGGTAATAGTAGTCAACTAAAGTAAAGCTAGTTGATGTACTGTCGTAAACTAATTTGTTTGTAGTTTCGTTTTTTATTTTGATTGCGTAAGTTGTACCGTCTTCGTAAGAACGTGGTATAAAACTAAATGTTTGGTCGCTATCTGAATTTTGTAAAACAATCATATATATACAATAAATAAAGTTTGTTTTTGTTAATTATAGAGCAAAAAAAAGGGCAGCATATAGCCACCCTTTAATCAAGTCAAATTCTAATTATGAATTAGTACCTTCTGTTACTGTTACAGTCGCAGATGACATACCTGCAAATGGGTCAGCAGCAGTAGGAGAAGCCACAAAGTTAGCAGGTTTCAACTCTTGCGCATTAAACGTAAGTGTATATCCTGAAAGGTCAGCCATAGCAGCACCCGTTACAATGCTACCACCTGTTACTTCTGCACCGTGTTCTAATCCCATAACAAAAACATTTCCGTTATAGTCTTCAACCGCTACGTGTGGTCTTCCGTAAGCTAATAGTTTTACTTCTTTGTTATCTTCTTTAGATAGTTTCTTAAACGTGATGTTTAAAGTTTGGTCAAAGAAAGTAGTTCCATTTTCTCTTGAAGATGTTACAGCTTGTTCAAAGCTGCTGTTACCTTTTAATTCGTATTTAAAAGCAGTAAAAGTACCCGTCATATCAGTAATCTCGTCATCCGTTTGTGTTACAGTTCCGAAATCACCGAAATCTGTAAAATAAACTGCACGAAGACCACCAACTACATCTTTACAAGGTTCTTTTCTACCTTTTGTTAAGTTACAAGCCATAGTTTTTTATATTAAAAAAGGGTGAGTAGGCACATCGGCTTACCCACCCCTTTAGGTTAATTTAATTTATTCTTAGTTTGCAGAGTTAGTGATTCCGTAAGTTACGATATCTTCTACAATTCCGTACTGTACACCTGCGGTAAATCGCATTACTATACGTACGTTGTCAGAACCATCAAGGTCAGACATATCTAAAACCTTAACTTCGTTATGGTCAGCTAATAATCCTGTACCAAAGAATAAGTTAGATTTTTCAGCAGCAATAGCAGTGTTATCAGCTAATCCGTTAGCTACAAACAATTTAACACCATCAAAAGAAAGTGAACCGTTATTCCACCATTGAGTACCCATAGCGTTTGTACCTGCAGCACCTAATCCTGAAGCACCAAACCCACCTAAAGCACGAACGTAAGCACGAGCAATATTTTGTGATACATAAACGTTCAAGTCTTCACTTCCGTAAAGTGCAGAAGGAATAGCATCAACAATGCTTCCTAATTGTGCAATTACGTTTGAAGAATCAACAGTAGTTCCTGCAACTTCTTGTGCGGCAGGTAAAGCAGCATCAAGAGCAATTTGTGTAGTAAGTCCGTTGAATTGTCCGTTGTTAGAAGTGTCTCCTGCCCAAATAGACTGCTCTGTTCTTTGAGCAACTTTAGCCGCTACGTGAGCGATTAAGAAGTCAGAGAACGAAGGTGGTAAGTCGTGGTGTGCAGAATATCCCATCTGAATAGCTTCCCAATCTGAAACAAAGTCTTTCTTACAAAGTTGTAAGTTGACTTGTTGAAATTCAGGTTGTAGAACTCTTTCAGTAAGTGTAATAGTAGAAGTAGGGTCAAAATCACAAGTTGCATCTTTTACGATAGCATCAGTAGATAATTTCTTGATTACTTCTTTAAACTTTACATTTGGTTTAACAGTAATACCACCGTTTTCGATAGTAGAACCGCTCAATAAAGCAGCAGAGATGTACTGTCCTGCACTTTCTCCTGCATAAGTAGTTGTAATACTAGTTGTTGTTGCCATTTTTTATTTATTTATTAAAATTTCCAATTTTTCCGAGTACTCTATCAAATGTAGTAGCTACTCTTTTTTGTGCAAATAGGTTTAATTCTTTCTTTGCACTTGCTTCAGGGTTGTGAGTAATTTTCTCAACTTCAGAAAGTTCCTCTTTAACTTCTTCCACAATATCTTCAACCGCTTCTTCTGCTAATTCTTCTGCGCTCATTTCCTCTTTAGGTTCTAGCATAGATTTAATTTCTTCAACCATTTCTCTGATTTCAGAAAGTTCAGCTTTAGTAGCGTATTCCATTTCTTCTTTTTCTTCCTCCGCTGCTTCGACTTCTTCTTCGGCAGGGGCTTCTTCTTCCTCTTTGGCTTCACCAATAGAAGCGATAATACCTTCTTCTTCTACGATTAAGGCTTGACCATCTTCTAAGGTGTACTCGCCAACAGGTAATGCTACCTTTTCATCTTCTGTTACGATAAATACTTCTTTACCTTCTGCCATTTCATCGGCTTCGATAATAGTACCATTTTCCAAAGTAGCTTGTGCTAACTTCACTTCTACTGTTTCTGTTTCAATAGAAAGAAGTTCTTTTGCTTTTGATAAAATTTCTGTTGCTTTCATATATTGTACAATAAATTACTATTTAGTTTGTTGTGTTTTTATTTTACAAAGAATTTAACATCGCTAATAAACTTCACAGCTTCTCTAACTAAGTCAATGTTTTCTTCTTTTGCCTGTTGCAATTTATTATACATATCTATTTGCTTAGGGTTCATATCAAGTTCCTTAGCTGCTCTTTCAATGTCATTAATTGCAGTTTCATAGTAAGCTACATTAAAAATAGCTGAACCATCTCTTAAAGTACTTGTTTCGTTCATAAACTTTTTAGCTTCTGAATTTATATCTACAAGTTTTTTAATTAGTGATATGGCTTCTTTTTTAAGTTCCTTTGCTCTTTGGTTGCCTTTTTCAATGTCCTTTAAAACATTCTTAGCTTCAATAGCCAACTCAACCTTTTCTAACTTTACGTTAGCTTCTTTCTCTTGCTCTTTAGCTAACTTGGTGATTATTTTTTGTACACTTGGTTTCATATCTTATTTTAATTTACTGTTGTTTAGGTCTTGGGTAATCTCTGTCGATGGCTCTATATAATTCCTCTCCCTCTTGAATAAGTTTTTGTAACTCTTTGTATTCAGATATAGAATCAGCTTTAATACCAACCTCTTTGGCGTTGGCTTCAAATGTTCTTGATATACCTTTAGCTTCTCTTTCAACAAAGTTGTAAATTTCGTTTCTAACCTTTACAATTCTATCGTGTTGGTTTGCGTACTCTGAAAATATTTTATCAAATTTCTCAACCTCTTTATATGCTTTCGGTTCAAATCCTTTTAAAATCATCACAGCACCTTTTATGGCTGTCATATTACCTAACTCTACTTTCTGTGTAGAAAACTTCTGCAAGATATTTTGTGTTTTATTGTCCATATTTATACAATAGGTTATTTATTAGTTTGTTGTGTTTTTATGCTTTCTTTTGAATGATAAACCATTCTGTACCATCAGACCACAATTGTATTCCCTCATAAGCCTTGTTTATCTCATAATAAGAATTTGAACCGTCTAAGTTTTGAGAACCCAAAGGGGTTATGTGTACTCTTGTGTTTGTAGCAAATGTAGAGTCAGATATGAATCTAATTACCCTGTGAGAATTATTTGTAGTAGTAGCATCGGGCAAAGTAAAAACAGCAGTACCGTTTGCGCCCGACCAACTTAACTTTATCATCTCTGCATTATCGTATGCAGAATCCCCTAAATCAATAGGTGTTCCTGCTTCTGCTGTTATTGATGTAGCTATTAAATAGTTTACTATTTCTTTTTGAATATTAGAAAAAACAACCCCTCTAGTTGCACCACTTTGTACCAATGGAAATATATCGGTATTAGTTAAAGTTGTTACTTGTGTTAATTCACTTATTTTTTTGTCAGCCATTATTGATATAATTTACTGTTATCTTCTTGTATAAATTTTTCTCCTTCTTCTGTATATAGAAAAAATAAACTTCTTGTGATACTACCTATGCCTTGTGCTTGGAAACTTCCATCACAGCATTTTCTGCTATATGTTCCGTCATCACATAAACAACCTCTTTTTCCGTTTTTAGGACTTGGCGCGTATTGTTCGTAATCTCTCATTTTATAGGTACGCAATTAGGTACACGTCTACCGTTTTTCATTTTAAACCCTATCATCTCATATCCTGCTTGGCAAGGCTTCTTTAAATCAGCTTCTAACAAGTCTAATTCTTTTAACTTACTTCCTGCCCATCTTAGTCCTGCTTTACCACCCCACAATAAGTAAGAAATAGTACCACAGGCTTCATTGTTTCCTTCATCGTAATATTCTTGCGCCCTACTTAGGTAGCTGAACATTCTCTTGATAGTTTCCACAGTTACAGGTTTCTTTTGTGCAAGTTGTTTCGCACGGACTTTTCCTACTTGTGTTGCGCATTTGTTATTTACTTTTTCGTTTAATTCTATTCCTCTTTTTGCATTGTTGCTTACCGCATCAGGATAGTCTGTATAAGATTCTAGTTCTTCTCCTGATAGTATCATTTTAAGTTCTTCTACTAAGAAATCTTCCTCCTCTTGTTCCCAAGCTGAAAGGTTGTTAGGTTCGTTTGGTCTTTCTAACTTATCAGCAAAGTAACCCTCAATGCTAAATCCTTTTACTTTTCCTGTTTTAACATAGTTTTCCCAAACATCATCGTTAAGAACTTTCATCGACAACATCCAAGTACCTAATGGCATATCCATACCATAAAACTTAGACTTGTCTTTGTCTTTATCTTCTACAATCCAAGATTCAACTGCTACTAATCCCTCTAAGGGCATTTGGTGTTCTAAGGTTGATTTATTGTGGTTGCCACGAATAAAAAACAATTCACTTGCTTTGCGTACTGTATCTCTTGAAAAATATATGTAATATTCGTTATCTTCGTTTCTTCTGTAAATAGGTTTGTTGGGAATAAGAGCAGCACCCATCAGGATACGCTTCTCTTTGTTCACTTCTGCAAACTTAAACTCTTGGTTTTTTAATGCTACGAAGTCTTCTTCAATTGCAGGGTTCTCTACGATAGATACCGCTTCAATTCCCGAAACATCATCGTTTTCATCTATAAAAAGTTCTATAATGTCCATATATGTACAATAATATTTAAGGTTTTTTGTTATCCTATTGATGCGCTTTCTACAATATTTCTGTCTAGTGCTTGTGCGTTTGTTACTTCATTACTTACAACAAAGGCTTTTACAGGTTGTTGTTCTTTTTCCCCTATTGCTTGTGCTAATTGATTTTCAGGTGCTGCACCCACTACATTAAATGCAGGTGCTTGTGAAGCAACTTGTGTTCTTGGTGCTGATATTCCACCGCCACCCGATACGCCAAACTTAGAAGTAGCACTTTTAGCTGCACCTACTGCTGACTTAATAGAAGCAAAGATACCTGCTGCTTGCGCTGCAAACCCAATAATTAAAGGTATGTTGGCAGGGAATGGTGCTGCTGATGCTGACTTCATAGAACCCGCTGATGCATCAACTGCTGCCTCCGCTGCTTTTCCTGTTATTTTTGCAAGTGTAGCTTTTGCGTTTGCTATTTGTTCTTTTACTAACATTGCTTGTTTAGCTATAAACACCGCTTTACCTATTGCTGATTCTTGCCCTGCTGCATCTACAATAGCATCAAGGTTATCTTTAATGCCTTGTCTTTCTTCCTCTTTAAGTCTTAGTAATTCTTCCGCTTGTTCTTTTTTCTTTTCAAAATTTTCATCTTCTAAATCCTTTCTTTCACGTTCAAGTGAATTTATGTTCATTAATTGCTCTGAACGGAATCCTTCAATCTGTGCTAATATACCTTCACGTTCTGCACGTGCTTCTAGTAATGCAATTTGATTCTCATCGTTTGCGTTCTTGTCAAACTGTGCTTGTGCTGCTGCTATTACTGCATCTGCATTAGCCAACATTAATCTTTCTTGCTCATCTAATACTTCTGCAAGTTTGTTGTTCGCTTCAATACGCTGTGCAATAGTTTTGCTTTCGTCATCTCTTATTTGTCTTAGCTTTTCAGCTTCTCTATCCTTTTGCTCTAAGATGATTCTATTTTGTGCAATACCTACTTCTGCTGTTTTTTGTAGATTTACGTTTTCTCTTGCTGCTTCTACTGTGCTTTTTGTATATTCTACAATACCCTTTGTAACGTTAGAAACTGTTTCAACTGTCTTATCAAAACTATCATCTACACCTGTAACAACATCCACCAACTGTTTACCTGCTTCTCTAGCAGTATCTGCTGCTCCTGCAAAATCACCCTTAAAGAATTTAAGTGCTGCTTGACCGAATAAACCAAGTGCTTCTACACCTTCACGTATTCTAACTATAAAGCCTTCTACTAATGCTTTTCTAAAATCACTAATAGCTTGTACAGGGTCGCTAAAAATACCCTTAAAATAGTCTATAACAGTTCCTACGTTTCTATCTAAGAAATTAAAGAAGTCATTAAACGCTAAAGAAAGTGCTTCAAACCCTGTTTTAAACGTATCAGCTACTTTTTGGTTTTCATTAAATACTTCGCCTAACTTAGCAAAAGCTGCAATAGCTAAACCAATACCTGCTGTTTTTAGTGCAGTTCCAATACCCTTAACGCCTTTGGCTACACCTTTAGATGTATCTTTTACTTCTTCAAGGTTTTTATCTATCTTCTGTACGCTTTCAGCTACCCCTTCTAGGTCTTTTTCTGCCTTTCCAACCCTTGCTTCTATTTCAATAGTCTTTTTTATCGACATAACTCTATTTTAAATTGTTTGTACGCTTCTTTTACTGATTCGGGATATTTATTTTTACCTAACGCAATATGTGCGTGTTGTCCTATTTCTTTTTCCCTTTTTGCTATTTCTAGCATTTCTATAATATTTTCTATCATTATATACTTAATGTGCCTGTATCAGCTGTTATAGTTGTAATATCTGCTGTTACAAAATCTGTATTAACTGACCTAGCAAGGTCTGTATCATTTACAGGAATATCGAAATCAGAAACTTCATTGATTAGTTCCAAATCACTTAACCCTGTTTCAAAGTTTGTCTTTAAACTGTTTATCTTATACAAGTTGTTAAATACTACTATCTTATCCTGTAACTTTAGATTGAGTATTACCTTTAATGGTAAATAAGCCTTAAACTTGCTTAATCGTCTATTTATATTAAAAGTATCTACAATGTATTTTTTATAAAACGTATTAAACAAACTGTCTTTAAATATCTTACCCGTATATTCGTTTAGTTCAGCATTAAAGTTTATACTTTGTGATTCTGAAATTGGGTCGACTGAATTGCTAGGTATATGATAACTTGAAGTTGCTTCTTTGGTAGATGCAGTTTTTCTAACAGATATTGGTGTTCCTCCTGAAATTAAATGCGGATAAAACAACAATGGTTTTCCTAAATAAGAGTCTTGTTTGTCATCTACTGACCAACCCCATTGCGCTGAAGTGTTTGCATTATTGTCTCCCGCATCTAGTAACCTCTCAAACTTGTGATGCTCAAATGGTAGTGTGATTTTATATGTACTACCTTCATAAATACCTTTATTGTCAAAGTGTGAAGTACCCCATTCAAGGTTGTTTAGTTCTTTGTGCTTTTTTGCAAAGAAACTGTCCGAACCTTTGTACTCTAATGTAATTTCGCTATAAGGCATAATAGCGTTTACTTCGCTAGTTGTTTTATCTAAGTACTTTGTTATATCATATGATTGTGTACTGCTATCATAAAAGCTATCTAACGTTCTTACTATTATTGTATCTTCTTCTTGATATGCTGTAAGGTTAAACATCTTAAATAACCCTGTAAGGAAGTCCATTACTTTTATTTCAGGAACTTGACTTGTTGTAATAATTTGTATATCTGTTCCCGTTGTTAAACTTGCAGTAGCTTGTGCTTGGTCTGAATTAGTTATCTTAATACCAAGAGCATAACTTATTCTAGTGTGTTTAATTTGAAGTGTTGCCGAAAAGGTTGCACTATCTTCTGTTAGTAAGTGAACGGTGTAATGGTCTGTTCCGCTTTCAAAAACAAAGTCATTACTAAACCCTACAAAAGACTTTGAACCTGTATTGCCATCTTCTCTAAAATACGTTTCACCATTCTTTTTAATTATAAAGTCATAGTTTACGGTTGAAGCTACATCTATTTTTACGTTGATTCTTCTTTCTACTCTATTATCGTGGTTGATGTTTTTAAATCCGAATCTTGTAAATGTTTCCGCTGCTCTTCTATGCGAAAAGGTTATATTTGAAAAGTTGTTAAACTGTACTTCTCTTTTAGTTTCGTTTTCTTCTAATATGCCACCTTTCTTGCGGTGCATCCACATATATAAATTATAAAACGTTTCGTTTGTTTTATTAAAGAAGTCATCACTAAATTTAAGGTTGTACTCTCTTTCTATTGCTCTAATAATAGCGTAAACCCTTAATGCAGGTTTTAGTTCTTCATAGTAAACACCTTTTGCTGTACTTCCATTGTGTAAGTTTCCTGAAAGTGCTTCATCTTCTGCACTATTGTAATACAACCTTTGTGTGTGTGTAATTAATGGTACTAATATTGCGCCCGTAAATATTTCCCCATTTGTGAAAATGGTTCTTGCGGATTGCATCAGATTTATTATAGATTGAGCATCGTACTGAATATTAAATTCAGTTAGCAAAGAAAGGTTGTCTAACTTATCTTCACCTATTACATCTTTTAAATTTACCGCTTTTCCGAAAAAAGTAAGCCTATAATTTACAGGCTGATTGTTTGACATTTGCACCCCCTCTAATTTAACCTTACCTTTCTTAAATGGTTTGTAGTTAATTAGCAGTTCAGAATCCTTTTTGTTTCTTGCATCAAATCCTACTATGTCAGCATTGTAAAAGTGCTTAAATATCTTGTTGTTTGTTTTAGATGCAGGTACATTAAACGTTTGCGTAAAGTCGGTAAATATCTTTTGTATATCCTTTACGTTTTGTAACGTTTGTGTTAAGGTAATACTTTCGTTGTCGTGCAACTCTACTTGTTCGCCTTCTATGTATAATTGTAGCTCTAACATTAGCGTACATTGTTTATCTTGTTAAATGCAAAATCGAATCCTACCGTGTGATTTATTAGCTTGTCGTTTAAACTTGTTTTAAAGGTCATAGATTTGCTTTTAGGAATAATAGGTAGTGTTTGTCCATTCCACCTTATCCAAGCGTTCTCTGATAAGAAAAGTTCTTCTATTGCACTATTAAAGTCTTCCTTAACAAATCCTGTATTAAGTGATATTGATGTAACAGCGTTTACATTATATCTTTGTCTTTGACCGTCGTAGGTGTTATAATCTACTGCTGCTGCATTGATATTATTACGCTTGTATATTTCATCTTCAACGTTAAAACTTTCCGTTGTCTTTTTAAAGAAATATAAATCTTGATAAGCCCCGTATTTATTTACAAACGTCACCTTATAGGGTGTAAATTTAGGCTCACATATATTGTTTACCGTAATCGTCTTTAGAAGCGTAGCATCATCTGTATCGTAAACTTGTATTGTGGAACTGTCAGCAGGAATAGTAATATACTGTATTTTTTGGTTGCTATTTCCGTTGTCTATTATTTCTGTATCAACGCTATCTATTGTAACCTTACCAACACCCTCTGCAAATATTGGTAACTTACCTTCAGTGCTTTCGGGTAGGTATATATTATTTGTCGTTAAAAGTGCATTAGTAGATAACTGCGGATTTATATCATCCTCAAATTCTCCAAATCCGTCAAATGCTAAATAGTTTGTTATAGTAGTTGATTCGCTTTCGTATAAAACACCCGTTGCTTCTTCAAAGTGTCTTGCTACAATTGTTACCCAAATGGTCGTGCTATTGTAATCATCGTTAAATGTTACATCTAGGTAATCACGAACCAACTGCGCTACTTCAAGAACAATATTACTTTGAATAGATATTCTATCCTTAGATAATGTGTATTTTAAATCTCCATTACTATATGAGCCTACTGTACCCGTATATATATATATTTCTAAATCTACTTTTTGTAATGCCATATCTTTTTTTTATATAAGTGTAAAATCCCCTTCACTTGAAACCGTACAATTATCTTGTGCCACTTGTTGAACAACACCAAAGTCATCAATTCGTATAACGTTAAATGTTGCACCTATGTTACCCACTAAGCCTGTTATTGAGTCGCTAACACCGAACCACTTTTGACCACCTGCAAATGGACTACCATTAAAACATAGTATTTTTCCAACCCAATCAGAAAGATTAGAAAATGATATACCTGCTCCTACAAGTTGTACTCTAGTCTCGTGAGTTAGTCCACAAAATCCATCAGAAGTAGATTGACCATTTTGGGTTATATATACGTTTATTCCTGTTCCACAAGGGTTATCGTCAGGTGGTTGTGTGGTGTTAAACTCACAAGGTCCAATGTTTGCACCTCCTGAATTACTATAACCTGTCGCAGGTGGCTGAATGGTTAAATAAATAATTCTTGCTGTATCAGTACTAACAGGGTCAAATTGTTGTGGTGTCCAACTAACTAACGTACCGTGTGATATTGTCGGTGGTGCTATATTACCGCTTGGACTTATAAACCCTCCCTGAAAAGGCTTTGCATCATCACAACCAAAAGTAGGTAATCCCGTATCATTTGTTTGACTATAATCTACGTTACAGTTAATAGTAGCACCTACTGAATAATTGCTATATCCCTGTGGTATATATATTTCGTATGTTATTGTTTTTGTTACAGGGCTTCCTCCTGTATTAGCACCTACGTTATAAGGCAACGTTAAAGCACTACTATTGTATCTTATTTCTTTGATACCTCCGCTTATTAAAATTTGCGATAAGTGTAAAGTACCGTCTTGGTCTATTCCTCCCGTTGTAGGGTTAATTAAACCTGCTGTATCACAATCGTATGCTTCTGTACAAGGTGTACTAAATGTAAAAGCGTTTGATACATCAGTACAAGTATCATTTGCATTTTTTGCAACTACTCTAAACGTGGCACTCAAACAGTTTACATTACTACTTATTGTAAGCGTGTCTCCTGAAACGCTATGCGATATTCCTGCATCTCCTTGTCTATTGACTGAATAACTACTTATAGCTGCACCACTTCCTGCGGTAAAGTAAGTTGTTAAATCTATTGTGGTACTAGTGCTATTTGTAACATTTGGTATTGTACCTGAAAAGGTTGGACAATTAGTGTTTTGTGCAGGGTCTTCTTGGGCTGTTTGACTTGGTTGGTCTGCTGTAACACTACAAATAAAAGTACCATCTGAAGCGTTAGTATATCCGCTTGGTATCTGTAATGTATATGATACGGTTCTACTTATAGGACTACCTGTGGTGTTTTCTGCAAAACTTGTGTCTGTTTGGTCAATTATTGTACCGTGTCTAGGCGAAGGAACTGTTATAAGACCTGCACTTGATACTGCGAAGTTTTGTAAGTCTGCTGTATTACAGTCGTATGCGCCTAAAGCAGGTGTAGGTTCTACAAACTCTAAAAAGAATGGACTACGTGCGTTTATTTTTGTACTCATTTTTTAAGTGTAAATTCTAATAATTCTTCTATGTCTAAACCGTATGCTTCTATAATTTCATCGGGTAACTTTTTAAACCCTTGTTCAAATGGCTTTGTAAAAAACAAACTCGGTTTTATACCTTTCTCAAATATGCTTCTTTGTATCAAAAACGACATACTTTGATAAGACAAAAACTTTCCTTTCTTATCTCTAAATTGGAATCTTCGTTTGCTTATCCATTCTTCTAGTGTTTTGCGTGGTGGTCTTTTAGAGGTGTAACTAAATGGTGTGTTGTACTTCTTCTTTGTACCGCTTACACCTTTGTCCTGATACACCCCATAATCTTCCATACTAAAAGATAAACTAAAACTATTAGGATTAACTTTAACCTCTCCATCAATACTTTTATATAGTTTACCATTTACGTTTTTTTTACCCTTGCTTAATCTACTACGTGATTGTTGAACAACAAACTTCTTAAAGTTGTTTAGCACTTGATATGTATATCCTTTTGTTAACATATAGTCATATCGTTTTCTACTACTACATCAAAAGTAGCTACCCATCCCGCTAACTTGTTTTCAAATCTATCTACAAATGGCTCACAACCTACTGCACCAATTACTTGATACTTGTCTGTATATACATCACCTCTTTGTAAGATTGATATTAGCCTATTTAGTATTGCTAATTGTGTATTAAGTACGTCTTGCTCGTTATCGTTTCCTACAAAATCATCTTCTGTTTCTTCTTTCGATTCATCTACCACATCCATTGCAAGAACGCTAATATTAAATGTAAGCGTATTGTTTGCTACATTACAATTGTTCACAATGATGTGAGACAAAGGAAATATAGTTTGTTTGTTTAAATCCACGTCATCAAGACTTCCATAAGTAACCGTGTTTACAAATGGCTCTGCACTTAGCGTGTCCTTTATCTTATCTGTTACATTGTAGAAACCTGTCATCTTTGGTGTCTTTTAATTTGTTGTCTTTCTAATTCTATTTTTTCCTTTTCAAATGCCAAATACAATAGGCACTCGTGCATTCCTAATTTAGTGATATTTTCAAACTTGGTAACATCTCCCTTAGCGATTCCATAGATGCTTTGATACCATCCCCATTTTTTTCCAAATGTTGAAGCTGTTGAGTAGTCATTTCCTTGCCCAACTGATTCTCCAAATAGTTCAGGGTAGTTTTCAGCAACTCGTTGTTTAAACGATAAAAAAAAACCATACACCCCATAACGACATCTAATGGTATCTTCTTCATTTGTTCCGACTTATCAATACCACTGTATTCTTCTATTTGATACCTTGTACCTTTCTTTAATGTAATAGGTCTATAAAGAACTGCCATTGCCTTGTGCATCGTTTCCCAATCGGAGAAGTTTTCGTCTAGGTCTATATACTCACCTAAACTCATATCATCTAATACAGGTATAAACCCGTACTCAATACCGCCCATTTTAAAGGTTGGTATTAATTCTTGATTTGCTTCAAACAAGCTGTTTATATCGTTTAGAATGTCTTTAACGTAGCTAAACTTAATCTTTGCAATATCCTTTAATTCTAAGTTACAAAACACCTCAACGGTCTTGTGCATTAAGAAACTACTGTCTCTGTTTTCTTCCGTATTAATCTTCGCAAACTTTTGGTATTGTTCTAACGTTATATCAGATAAACTGCTTGGAACTAATATATCAACTTTCATATTATAACAATAAATAAATACAGAATATGTATAAAATGAAAAAAGGTATCATTTCTGATACCCTCTTTCGCATTACTAACTAAACAAAATAAAAATGAAAAATGTAAATCTTTTACTAATTTACAAAATTTTTCCACATATACAAATACATTTCATTTATTTTTAAACTTAATTTTTCGCTGTTTTGTTCATACGAATCTTCACCCATCTTTAATTGACCTTGTAAATCCATTTGCAATTGAACAGGGTAAGGCTTCTTAGACCATCCACGCCCCATAGGAACTTGTATAACATAGAAACCTTTATCAAAACAATTAGACATTACTTTGTCTCTTATTTTGTGGTCTAAGTTCATTCGTTCTAGTGTTACAGTTTCCATAAATAAGAAATTAAATACATAACGCCCCACATTGATGCGTACATAAAAGCCATCGCAAAAGGAACTTGCCATAGTGCTTTCTTAATTGCGTTCTTGTTTTCTTGTGCAGTTAGTTGTTTAACTATCCTGTACTCGGTTGTTTCTTGAATTTTCATAATTGTTGTTTTAAATTAAATATGCCTCAAAGCATTGTCCTGAACAGAAGTCTTTGTCTGTTGGTAGCCCACAAGTCGGGCAGGGTTCATCGGTGTCTCCGATGCTTTCTAAATAACTTTCGTATTCGTTTACTAAGTAATCCATATTGTTTGTTTTAAAAGGGGCATTGCTGCCCCCTTGTTTATTTTATAATGTGGTTAAATCAATCGGGTCTTTATAAACTCTATTGCCAACTGCGTGTCCTGCGTTCCAAAGTTCTTCACCTGCACCTAACTCAACAACAGTATAGTAGTCTTTATTTTCAGATACTATTTTTTCCGTATATGTTGAACTACCTTTCTTGTAAGTAATTGTTCCGTCTTTCCAAATAATTGCTTTCATAATTGTTTGTTTTAATTGTTATACACTTCAAATATATAAACTTTTTATTAACAAAAAAAATTAATAGATAAAATAATTCCCTTTATTTGGATTCTCTAATTGGTCTGTTAGTGCATACCTCATCGCATCAATGCAATCGGGGTGTTCTCCCGTTGGTTTCTGTAAGGTGTTACCCTCTTTGTCCTTTGCCCATATATATCCTTGTAGTTCACGTTTCAAGTTCTTGCTTCTACTTGTAACGTATATTTCGTTTTGGTTTATTAGGTTGATTCCATATACTACCGAATCCCTGCCCTTAGAACAAGGAAACACATTGTGTCCATATCCTTGCAACTCTGATATAGATTTCGGTTCTGCTGAATCTGCTGTGATGTTTTCCCTTATGTTATTTGACTGTAAGAACCTACTTATATCTCTATTAAGCATTCCTTTCTTACAAAGCACCTCATCCGCTATATATGCGTTATTCCACTTGTATATTGCTATTAATGTTGTAGGGTCAACGGAATAACCAAAGTCCATACCATATCCAAGTAAACGTGCCTCATCGGGTATTGTGTCTATCCCTTTCCAATCAGGTATACACACACCTTCTAAACTTCCTATTTCTCCAAGTCCATACACCCTCCACCAATTCGCCCAATAGGTAGAAGTCTTTGCTTTTACCTTTGCCTTCTCTATTTCGTTTATGATTGTATCAGGTAATGAATCGTTATCCTTATATGTTAGTGTTATGAAGTCGGTATCATCTTTTCCTACTAATTCCTTATCAACCCAAAATAATGCAGCAGGGTTATAGTCTAACCAAATGTTTCCACTTGTTCTTACTACTAATTGTTGGTAAGCATCAAAGGGTACGTTATTACACTCATTGATATATAAGTCTGTTCTTCTTGCACCTCTTAGTTTATCGGGTTGGTCTGTACTAAAGAACTCAATATAGCTACCATTAGTAAAGGTGTATTTTAAGGTGCTTTTATTTAGTTGGCTATCCTTATACCTATTAAGACCCTTTAAGATGTTTAAGAAGTCCTTATAAGCACCTCTACGCAAGTGTGGGATGCTTTCACTTACTACGGATATTTCTTTACCATCGTTTCTAATAGCATAATCAATAAGAATAAGCAAGATGCAAATAGTCTTTCCTGCCGATGTTCCACCTCGTACAATCTTAACTCTATTGTTGAGGTTTCTAAGTTTGGTAAGTGCTTGTGTTTTTTTAATCTGCATATATATTGCAGAATAGGGTCTAGGTTATCCCTAATCTACAAACAAAGGTACATCTTCATTAATTGTGATGTCCTTAGTTTCTTTTGGTTTGCCAAGATAATAGTTAAGGTAAAGTTGCACCCATTTAATATCACCTGACTTTACACCTTCGGCTAAAGCAGCTAAAGCATCATCTTCTAATGGACTTAATCGTTCCACTAATTTGACTTCTTCCGCCTTTGGTTTTCTACCTGCTCCGACTCTTTTGCCTCCGTGTGCCATCTTGATATAACTTGATTATTCAATAATACAATAAAAAATTAATTGTTTTGTTAATCATTAAAGTATTCATATATAGCCATAGCTAAGAAACCAAACCCCATCATTACAAATAACATTATACTATATTCCATATTTCTCTAATGCGTTTTTTTCAAATCTTGAATAGTACTTTAACATTCTATTGTACTTTTCTTTTAGTGCTTGGTATTTCTCTATGTGTTTTTGTCTGTCTATTATTAGTTCGGTTCTTTCTCTAAGGATTTTCTCTAAGTGTGTTTCGTTTTTCTCTATCTTAACTGTTTGAAGTATTTTAGATATGTTTTCGTATGCTGCTAATTCGTGAACATAAAGTTTAGGTTGCATCTTAAAAGAATCAAACATTCTTATACCGTGTATTGCTGTTGCGTGGTCGTAGTCTAGTTCATTTGCTATTTTGTTAAGTGAGTAAGGTGTAAACTCTCTAGCTAGTCTATAATATATTGCTCTTGCAAATACGTTTCTTTGTTTTCTTGTTCTTTCACGTAGATTAACTTTTAATTCATTGCTAACCATTTCGCAGATGTTATTCAGTATCATTTTGTTTTAAATTTATTATTGTATCGTATCTTGTTTCGTTTATTGCTTTTAGTATTCCTGCACAAGCCTCATAGTCTTCTACATCTTCGTAAAGTTGTATTATGTCTTCTAGTTCTTGTATTGAAACTCCTTCTCTTATATCTAGTAAGGTAAGGTAATAAAATTCTTGTATTATGTCTTTATTCACCTCTCTCTAAAGTTACCCATTCTCCATTGATTTTCTTTCTAATCTTAGGCAAACGCTGCTTTTCTTGCAATAGCTTTATACCTTTTTGTTTTGCTAATATATACTTCTTTCTATCTTTCTTATTTAGCTTGTTTAATTTAATGCTACCATCTCTTTCATAGTAGTTAAATAACTTGTTGCTCTTTCTCCTTATAGATGACATTTTACCCTTCCTCGCCATCTTGTGTTTTATAATATTCCACGCATTACATATTGGTCAAGGTCTGTATCGCCTTGAAAAAAGTACTTGTAGTTGTCTACTGCTCTATAGAATTTATCTTCGCCTCTTGCTATAAATTCATCAGACGTTTCAAATATCCCTATATCACAACTTCCCTTGTCAATCACCAAGAACTTAAAGTCATCAGCCTTGAACATTCTCTTGTACATATACGCTTGTAAATCGTAACCATACTTATCGGCACTCCACTTGAAAGATGATAGGTCGGCAGATGTTTTAAGGTCAATAATAGTATCTCCTTGTATTATATCAGCTTTACCCCTGAATGGTAATCCCTCCATCATTTCTATTGCAGGTACTTCAAACTCTGATTTGTTTAGCAACTTTATTGCTGCTTCGTTTCTTAGCACAGCATCTGATATTCTTTCTGCTGCCTTTAGTTCTTTGTTTAGAAACACCTCCCCATACTTAGACTTTGCTTCCTTATATATTTTTGTGTTCTTTGTTGATGCTTCCACAAAGTGTAGTTCGTCAATCTTGTGTGGTTCAAGTACCATCCAATGTGCTAACTTACCTGCTGATAATGCAGGACTATCTGCGTTAGGGTCTCCATACTTTGTAACATTACGATATGTCTTAGGGCTTTTAAGTATCATCTTTAGGCTACTACTACTTAATGCGTGTTGTCCTAAGTGTCCGTAGTAAAAGTTATCATCGTACATTTGTATAAGGATTTCTTCCCTACCCCACGTTTCATTATTTAATAGTATTATCATTCCTTCTAAGTTTTAATTCTTTTAAACATCTTTCAGCGTGTGCAAAAAGGTAATGATGTCTGTTTTGAATGGTAAACATTAAACGTTCCCTAGTCATAGAACCGTACTCTTGTTTTATCCAATCGCTTTCTTGATATTGCATAATTGTTTGTTTTATTATTATAATGTAAAGTAAATGAACTTTTTAGATATAAATAAATTATTCACTTTCTTTTTCCTCCAACTTTTCTAGTCTAAGGATAACAGCCATTAAAACCTTTTCCATCGTCATTACTCTATTGCGTAATTCTATTAATGTACTTTCTTTCATTTTTGTTGTTTAAGTTTCTCAATGTAAAGAGTAGCATCCATAAGTTCTTCTTGTAGGTGATTTAAAAACCCATAGAAGCCATCAGGAGAATCATAAAGGGTTGTACCATACTTTTCTATTCCAATGGTGCTACGGTCTTTAAAACGCTTTATAACGTCATCTACTATTTTATCTGTTTTACGTTCATTTGTGTGGTTAGTTATATAACCTCCCATCTCAAAAAACTTTGTTACGCTATCACTCATTTGATAAACATTTTCCAAGCCCATACTATAAAGAACTCAATGGTTCTAAATAATATATAGCCTACTATTAATTTTTGTATCATAATCCTAACTCTTTTGCTTTTTTAAATACTTTTAATTCTTGCTCTAGTTCTTCTATTCTTTCTTCCGCTTTCCTCGCTCTAACTATTGAACGAGTCGAATCACTTCTATATTGACTAAGTGCAATATGGTAGTTTCCTCTATCTAGTTGTAACTTGTTTGTAAGCATTGATACCTTTACTATTGCATCTCTTGCCTCTTGAAGTTCTTTGTTTTGTGGTTTAAGTTCGCACCAATTCTTTATTGCCTCCTGCAAAATCAATAAATTATTTGTCAGGTTTAAATCGTCTAGGTTGTCAAACTTGTTGTGCATTGCTTCTTTAGGTGTCATTAGAATCTACATTTTTTGTTATTCCACTTCTTGCCCAAGTTATTAATAAATTCTATAAAATCAAAAGGGTCTTTTAAAAAGTGCCATCCTACTTGTGGTTCATACCAAGCTGTTACCTTGCATTCTTCTAATGGAATGTTTTTAGAATCATCATCAAATTGATGCTCCACCTTAATCGCTATTGACTTTTCCCCCCAAGCATCGCATATCCTTTCCAATATTAATCTTTGCCCTGTTGGTATCTTGTTGTACTTCCTTTTTACCTCGCCTAGTATCAGTATCTCATTATCAAACTCTAATACAAAGTCAATATCGCTTGGGTGCAGTTTGCCATTCTGCACTCCTGTAAAGTCAATCACTTGCTTTACTTGGTTTCTATTTCTTATTAAACTACTCAAGATACTCTTTATAAACTCGTTCTAACTTTTTCCAAACACCATTAAGGAAACAACTACCACAAGAAGTCAATTCTCTTTTATCGTTAAAAACCCTATTATAGATGTTCAACAAGTGTTTTTGTTCTTCAACTGTAACGGTGTTAATCTTACCTATTTTTTCACCTAAATAATTAAATTCGTCTTCCGTTAAGCAGTTTGGTTTTTGATACGGGAATATGTGATTTAATATTTTCTTTCTATCATCACATCCGCAATCATCCCCTGCTATAAACTTAACTGCTTTCTTAATTCCTGTTGCTTCAGTAATTTTTTCAATCGTATCACCAACACCTTTGCTTTGTTTATTAAAGTTTTTCTTCCACTCTTTCCAAGCCTTTGTCCTTTTGTCTTTTGGTTCTTTCATAATTTATCGTAATCGTTATTTATATAATCTTCAAAATCTTCGCCTAGTTTAAATCTAAGTTCTTCTTTTAAATTCTTTAATGTATTGAATATACTTACCCAACTTATTTTAGTTTCCTTTGCTAGTTTTCTAATGCTCATATCTGTTTGTGAGTACAACTTCCACAACTTACGGTCATACCAATTCCAACCATCCGCTATGTCATCTACCATAGTACAAATCTTATGAAACGCTTCCTGTTCGTCTATATCATCGACATAAGGAAGTTGAATGTTTATATCTTCATTGTCTATGCTAATCTTTTTTACTTTTCTTTTCTTGTTATAATACTGATAATAAATAGAACGCAATGTAAAATACATATAACCCCTAGTCATCTTGTTATCTTTAATGATGTTTTCAGGCTTTGCATATTTAATTAAAGCTAAATACCCCTCTTGCACAATGTCTTCAGCATAGTTATATTCGCCAAAACTGTTTACAATCTTAACCCATTCATCGTGCTGCTTGGCAACAATTCTTAACCATTCGAGGTTGTCTCCCATATTACTGTCAGGCTTATAAAAAATATACAGCATTGTAAAGTATGCTCTACCGATTCTTCTTCTTCGTATGCTTGCTTGGAATATAGCGCACCTAAGACAACTCCCAATATTGGTGCTACCATTATTTCAGCGTTATTTAACTGACCAATATAAATCATAGAAGTAGCTATAATTAAAAACACTATTATTATTTGTACCATATATATCAAAACTTTAATATTTCGTTTACTTCACTTCTTTTACTATGCAATATGTCTTTTCCTAAAAACTCAAACCCTACATTGTTTCTTGACATTCTTAATCTTATAGGTTGTTCAAAAGGTGTGCATCTACCGCCCGTCTCGGTTTCTTTTATTTTTAGTACGTGTAATTCTGAATACATCCATTCATTCGGGTGGTTTGTCATTCGATGAACACAATAGCAATCGTCAGCACGGTTACCCCACTTG